TGTTTTACTTGTGGTAAAGTAGATCACTGGAAGAAGCTACAGAATGGTCACTTTATGTCTAGGAAGCATCTTAGTACTAGATGGGATGAAACTAATTGTCAAGTACAGTGTGCTGGTTGTAATGTTTTTCGCTATGGGGAGCAGTATAAATTTTCTGTAGGATTGAATGCTAAGTATGGAGATGGTACTGCTGATGCTATGCTGCAAAAAAGTAGACAGACTTTAAAGATTGATAACGCAGAGTTAGAGGCAAAAATAAAATACTATCAAGATTTGGTAGAAAGGTTATTATAGCGTAAATTTGTCTCAACTTAATTTTTAAGTTTGTTATCATTGTTCAGAGAAGAGTGTCCTTATGGATGCTCTTTTTTTGTTTACTATTTTGTTAATTAAATATTTTTATGTAGCTTTGGTAGGAATTTTAATGATAACTATATGAATTTACTACACAGACTCAAGCCAGAGTACGTTAAAAGGCTAAACCAAAAATCAGATGACTATACAGAGTTAGTATCTAAAACTCTTATAGCTCTAGAAAATGAGCAGTATGTATCACAGTTAAAGTACTATGTGATCATAGACTTACAGTTTTTACTATCTAGTCCAACTAGTCCTTATACTTTTTTTAGTGATGACTCATAGTGAAGATATAAAGAGAGTATCTACTCCAGAGACAATAGACTTTTTAAATGCTAGGGTAGAAGCTCTAGAGAGAAGAGTCAGAATACTAGAAGCTAAGCTAGAAGTAGAACAAGAAAGAAACCTATATAATAACCTTTAATATTTTAATTTATGAAAAACGGTAGGATTAAGTACATTGATACTAATGGTCAGTGGAATGGTATGAACAAGTACCTAGTAACTTTTGCAGATGGGGAAGCTTACACTTTCTTTGCAAAGGGAGATTTTAAAGCATCTATTGGGGATGAGATTAAATACACGATTTCAAATCAGCAGATGAAGAATGCTAAGCTAGTTAGAGATGACTACTCTAATAAAAGCTACAGCAATAACTCTAGTGGAAACACTAGTAGTAAGGACAGTATACAGACTTCAATTATTAAGCAAACTTGTATTAAAGCATCCTCAGAGCTTCACGCATCTAGAGGTACAAGTGATGTGCAGTCTGTTATAGAAGATGCAGAGATAATGTTTAACTGGATAACTAAATAATTATGAAAGATATAGAATTTTTAAACTTCCTATTTCCTAGAAGCTCTAAGCTAGATTTTATAGTAACTAATGTTTCTTTTAATGCTAAAGAGATGGTAGAGTGGATTGAGAAAAACAAAGACAAAGCAGAAGCTAATAAAGGATACTTACAGTTTGATGTGCTAAGAGCATCTAAAGATCCTAACAAGTTTTATGCTAGGGTGTATGAATCTCCAAAGAAAGAGCCAGTAAGTGCTAAGGAGCATATGCCAGATAGAGAAAGTGCAGATTTGCCTTTTTAATTTAATTTTGTTAATTTGGCTACTCTTAATTGGGTAGCCTTTTTTTTTGAACTATGACGATAAACTATAAAGAACAATTAGAGAAGCTAAGGCAAATTAGAAATGGTAGCATCAAAGAGGGGTTAAGATTAGATATCCCAGATATAGATGAGTACTTAAGATTTAAGCCTAATGGTTTTAATGTAATACTAGGTCAAGCTAATGTAGGTAAGACCTCAGCAGTATTATTTTTAATGCTATGCTATACACTTAAGCATAATAAGAGATGGTTAGTATTCTCAAGCGAAAACCAGCCGCACAGTATAATAAGAAAGCTAGTAGAGTATCTAGCAAAGAAACCAATACATCTAATAGAGGAGGAGCAGTTTATAAGATGCACAGACTTCATAGAGGATTACTTTAAGATAATAGATCCAGAGAAGCTATACACTTATAGAGATTTACTACAATTAGGATTACAGTACAAAAACGCTTGGGACTATGATGGCTTTATGATAGATCCCTATAACTCACTAGCAAAGGATGAAAAACTAATGAAGAGCTTAGGAGGTCACGAGTATGACTATCAAGCTACCACTGAGTTTAGATTATTCTGCAAAAACAATAACATATCTATATGGCTTAATGTTCACGCTAATACTGGAGCTATAAGAATGCTGCATAGGATTGATCATTTGTATGCTGGATACCCTATACCTCCAATGGCTAGTGATGTTGAGGGTGGTGGTAAGTTTGTAAACAGAGCTGATGACTTTTGGGTTGTACATAGATACATACAGCATCCTAGTGACTTTATGATTACTCATATTCACGTTAGGAAAGTAAAAGAGGTAGAGACTGGAGGTAGACCTACTTCAATGGATGAGCCTATACAGTTGAGGTCTATGAAGAATAATGTAGGGTTTGAGATTAATGGTCAGCCTATAGTTAGAATGATAAGTGAGGATGTCAAAGCAAAGCAATTCTTAAAAAAAGTTTAAAAAAAATTCGTAGCTTTAAGAAAAAATTAAAGTTATGCTATTTTATATACTTTCCAGCCTAGTATTATTACTAATATTTTTAATAGCTTATACTGATAAGTACAGCCCAGTGATTCAATTCCATATTGTTACTGGGTTTGGCTTTTTAATGCTGTATGATGAAACCTACAAAGAAGAGGGTAAGCAGATCATATATCAGTTGATGCTAGGTATAGTACTAATTTCTTTATCCTATACTAGAGATGTTGAGTAAACTCTTCAAATACCAAAGACTCTGGATAGGTTATGTCTTAGATTTAGGTTGCAATTTAGATACTGCAAAAGATATCGTACAAGAGTTTTACATAAAAATGCAGCACAAAGATTACTTTTATGATGAGAATAGCCCTAATTTCTATGGGTGCTATGTAGTGCTTAGGAATATGGTCTTTGACTTAAAGAGGAAAGAAAAACAAGTAGAGTTTCTAGAATTAGAGTATTTGCCAGAAGCAGAGGTAGAAGAGTATACAGAGCCTAATTATGATGAGAAAATAAAAGCTATTAGTAATTGGCTAGAGTCAAACTACATAGATCATAATGCAGAAGAGTTAGACTACGATAGCGAGGTACTAAAAAAGATATACTATAAAACCATATATGAAGAGGTTTTTGAGAATGGTAAGAAGATAACACAGCTCAGCAGAGAAACTGGTATAAGCTACTATTCTTTGTACAACACAGTGAGACATATTAAAAAACAAATAAAAGAACAATGAAAGTATTAGAATTATTTGCTGGTAGCAGAAGCGTAGGTAAAGCTGCTGAAAGTTTAGGTTACGAAGTTTTTAGTAGTGATATAACAGACTTTGGAGGTATAGACTATGTAGTAGATATACTAGATTTTGATGTAAGCAAATTACCTTTCAAACCAGATATTATATGGGCTTCTCCTCCTTGCACTTCTTATAGTATTGCTGGTATTAGATTTCATAGACCAAAAAATAAACCTTTATCAGATTTTGCTATCAAGAGTGATGCTATTATGTTAAAGACTCTAGAGATAATTAAAGAATTAAAACCTAAGTATTGGTATATAGAAAATCCTAGAGGAATGTTAAGAAAGCAAATTTTTATGAGAGGGATACCTCGTACTACTGTATGGTATTGTAGGTATGGAGATAATAGGGCAAAGCCTACTGATATTTGGACTAATAATCTTAGGTCGCTACTTAATCCAAATGGGTGGAGTCCTAGACCAGAATGTAAGAATGGTAATGATAAATGCCATCACGAGTCAGCTCCTAGAGGTAGTCAGACTGGGACTCAAGGTTTAAAAAACAATCACGAAAGAAGCAAGATACCAGAAGAGTTATGCTTAGAAATATTAAATAATAGTAAATGAAAGTAGGGACTTTATTAGAGAAGATATTTAAGGCTATTGGTGTACAGTGGATAGTAAAAAAGATATGGGGAGAGGACTGTGGCTGTGAAGATAGAAGAGATAAACTAGATAATTATTTTAATAGAAAATGAACTTAGAACAATACACTAACTGGAATAACTTTAGAGAGAAAGAAACTAACAAAGTTACTGCTAAAGAGTTTGAGATGATAGCTAGATACTATTCAGATGTATTTAGAAAAAAGTATCAGAAACCATCTTGCACCTCTTGCAATTTTAAAACATACCAAAGATGGATTAATGAACTAAACCAGCACTTTGAAAGTATAGAAAAACCAACTGAATGAATATAGAAAAATACGAGAGATCCTTAATAAGCTTACTAAATTTAGATGGATGGAATCTAGAATGGTGTGGCAATGAGAATACTTTCTATGATGCTCGTGGATACACTCCAAAGGGTTTTAAGGCTGTTGTAGAGATTAAATGTAGAAATAAGTACTACGATACCAAATTGATAGAAAAAGCCAAATACGATAGGCTAATGGGCTTAGAGGAGGATGTAGTTAAAATATACTTTGTTAATGATCCTAAAGGGAATTACTTGTACTGGCTGAATAAAATAGAGATGCCTACTATGGAGGAGTCTAACTGTCCTAAAACTACTATGTGGGATAAAAGCAAAGTAAAAAAAGAAGTATATATGCTAAAAGAGTCTCAAGCTTCAGTGATAAACAGGTATGAAGAGGATGAGCCTAGAGTATGGGATGAGTACTTCAAAAAGAAATAATTGTTAATTAATTTGGAAAGTTATAAACAATTTTATATATTGCACTATATTAATTTTAAAACAAGATAACAAAATGAAAAAATTAGGTAATAATGATATTATCGAAATTGCAAATGTAAAACTTGAACTTGGTTATTCGGAGACAAGAGTTTGTGATTGGGTATTTGAAATGTGTGAAAATGACAAAAGAGCTTTGATGTTATTGAAATATATTTTAAAAGCAGATGAAGTTTATATAGGGTATTAATCTTAAAAGGGTTATGCCCTTTTTTTTTATTATGAATATACTAGAGAAACAACTATTTGAAGCAAACTTTGAGGCAGTAGCTAATCAGTTTGTTAAGTGGAAAGAGGCTAAGCCAGACAATAAAACACTAGATTCTTTAGCTCAATGTCTTTATGAGATGTATATCTATACTAACAATATGGAGATGAACAATATGGTTTTAGAGAGGCAGCTAAAGAAACTAAGAGACGATAACTTTAACTTAAGATTGAATGATGACAGAAGTAAAGCTAAATGATGTAACCCTATGGGTAGAGTATAATTTTTATGATGGAGAGAAGCAGACTAATGATTATGTAGGTTCAGCTCCAGATGTAGATTTATTCTCAATATTCGTAGGTACTCAAGACATCTACAACTTACTAGATGCAAATCAATTAGAAGAGATAAAAGAATTATTAATTAAACAACACATAGAACAATGAAGCACAAAGTATTAAGTACTGGATTACACTGTATTACTAACAGTAAGGGTAGAGTTTATGTCTTTACCGAGAAAGAGTATCAGCATATGAATTGGTGGCAATCTGTAAAACTACGTTATGAAATTTAGATTACCAAAACCTATTAGAGATTGGATAAGAGCAAAGGCTTTACCTAATGAGGAGTTTCACTGGGTGTCTGAATGCTGTGGAGCAGATAGATGGATGGATATAGACATATGCTCTGACTGCAAAGAACACGCTGAATTTATGGAAGTAAATTATTAGCTATGATTATAGTAGGATTATTAATTGCTTTAGGACTATTTTTTATAGTAGTAGAGCTTAAACGTTTAGAGAAATGAAATTCGATTTAAAGATTGACTATTTAGGAAAGAAAGAAAAAAAAGGGGATACAGAGAAAGATATGTATCATCTATCCTTTAAGACTTATAATGCTGAGATCAGTGGGAAGTTTGAGAGAAGTGAGTAAGACATCTTATTCAGCAACTAGATAATGCTATTATATAGGAATGAAGAAGAATAAACTAAATCAAGTACAAAGAATAGCTAGACTAGAGAGGCTCGTTACTGAGATGTATCTTAAGGTAGAAGCTTTTAAAGTAAGGGTAGAACAATTAGAAAACAAAGATGAAAAAGAATAAAACCTTTGAGGAATTATTATGCCCTAACCAAAACAAATTAATTGTTTCGGAAATGGGGAACGTAAGTGCTAATATTTTAGATGCTGAAATGGATATTTTAAATTGTACATTCCACTTCGATATGAGTGTTGAAATAGATACTAGTGATTTACAATATATATGTTTAGACATTCATAATTTAAAGGTTTTGAAAAATTTAATTATTGAAGCAGAGGATTATTATGAGG